TTAGTATACTACAATTTGATAGATACTTTTACCCGCAATGCGGTAGTTGTTTATCAGGGCCTTCATTCTGTTTGCATCAAACGATACCGCAGCAGGCACCCGCACCACAAATGCGTTGCCCATACTGGTGGTTTCTTCTTCGGTATATAATGTTTGTGGCACCGGGTAGGTGGCGGTTCCGGCCTCGCCGGCAAGTCCCAGCCATATTTCCTTGGCTTCGGGTATGTGGTAGGCATACAAGGGGTCTTTGAATGCACCATCCACAATTCTTATCCTTTTCAGCACATGGTCAAACGTATCATTCAGCACCGCCTCCAGATACACCACCTGACTGTTATGTGCCAGATAGTACAGATTGTTGCTGCGCCAAGCCATAAATAGCTGGTGCAGGTACACAACAGGATAGATACATGCCCGTAGCCACGCATTGGTACAGGCTTTTCGCAGGCGCACAGGTAGCAACTGCACCCGTAACATATTGTAGTTTACATCAAATAACGACATCGTATTCTATTTTCAGAGTTTTATCAGGCAGGTGTATAGGTAATATGAGCATTAAAGTAGGCTTCATCCAGAATCATATATCCGGCATCGGGGATATACCGCACAGTAACCGGCACGTATGGAGTAGCCGCATAGTTTGCTTCTACACTCATAACATGGGCTATCTTCACCCCTTGTACCTGTTGTAGTGCGGCTATCAGGTGGTTGTTCACAAAAACCCCATCAAACGGCAGTGCTGCCAGATAGGTATTTACCGCACTTAATACAGGATTGGTATCGGTGCCATCCAGCCGGGCTCCGCTGCTACTCAGCACCAACGGGTCGTAATACACCGCCAATACCATACGCATATTGTCGGGGTCTCCACTGGTTATCTGCAACCGTATACCAGCGTCCTTCACGCGGTTCATATAGCCTGCGAATGCGTCCAACTCTGCGGTAGTTAGTTTTTCCAGTATCCCCGCACCTTGTTTAGCCACTTTTATCCGCACCATGTTGGTTAGTTCGGTAGCCGCTGCATACTGTACAATGGCTGTAGCGGGGTCGGTTGTTTCGGTTGGGTATCGGTCGCTGCCGGCAGGTAGTAACACCCCATGCTGGTATCTCCTTGCCATAGCTACATACCATTGCAGTGTGTGCGGTTTCTGGCTGGCAAGCACGGTAGCTACTTCAATGCGGTGTTGGTCGTATAGTTGTTCCAGTGTCCATATACACACGGCTACCACATAGGTCCATAGCCGCCATATGGCGGTCTTGCTGGTGCTCCATGTATATGCGCTCAGGGTAGGGTCGCTGTCTTTGGTTGCTATTATCTGCTCTTGTATTGCGGCTATAGTTCTGGCCATAATGCTTGTTTGTTTATTGTACCTGAATGACCACACTACAGCCCGATGCTGGGAATGCTGTTATGGGCGTTGTGTGGGTATAGATGTATGTAGTGTGCAACCCCAGCATATGGGTTCCCGGCGGCAAAGTCAGTAAGATAATGTTTGTGTTGCCGGGGTCTGCGGGGTCTGGCGTGCCACCAGTGGCACCATGTGTCCATGTCATTGCATAGTTAGCAAAATCGGAACTGTGTATGGGCGGATGTGTTCTTGTTAGTTTCACCGTTACGGCATCCACATTGGCCGCTACCACCTCTACTTCCAGTCGGCCGCATAGCACATCCAACACATCTTGTGTAGTATTGTCCAGTACTATTACCGGTGCAAAAAACGCATCATTACCCTCTGTGTCGCTGAAGGTGATGGTAGCATCTGGTTCTGAAAGGTCAGGAAACACAATCATGTACCCCAGTCCCACCGTCCACGGCAAACGGTAGGGTATTCGCTTTTCGGGCATGGACACTACAGTCAGCGGCAGTGCATTTTCCGGCGCAAGCCCCGCCAAATACCTTTCTTCTGTCTCGTAGAACACCCTGTTGAGGCCGGTGTAGCTTTCGGCCATTGCATGGGCATGAAAAAAATCATCTGTTGCCCGCAGCTCCATTTCGTAGTACCCAATAACGTGCGGGTTTCCGGTTACCGTAGGTGCTGCCGTCATTACCGGCCTCAGTAGCAAACTACAGGTAAGTAGTGGCATGGCCACTGTACCGGGCACTATACCCTGTTTTTTCAACTGTTGCACATTGTTTTCATCCCTCAGCAGGCTATCTGGTATCGTAAGCTGGGTACCAGATCGCGGTATGTAACTAACCGGTACATTGTTGGCGGTAGCTACCGCCATGCCAGCTTCCAGTGTGCCATACTTTTCCAGTATCACATCCAGCAGGCTTTGGTTGGTATGGGTTATTATGGTTGTTGTCATAGGTTGTTGGGTTTAGCGGTAGTTGGCGTTACATTCTATTGTTCCATCCTTATCAAGGCGCACCACAGCAGTTTCCATGCCATCGCGGGTATATTCTTGCTGCACCGCCCGTATCAGGCCTCTGAAATCCTCATCATCTATATACCGAAATACCCCAACCCCTACCGTAGTATTCTCTTTGTAATCACCCTTGTTGTTCATCAGCAACTGCTGTTGGTGCCGTGCGGTAGACTCTGCTACCACAAAGTCGCCATCTTCTATTGCCAAATCTTCGTCTTCGGTAAGCAATAGATCGTTCATTTCCTTCGCCATATTTGTTGGTTTTTATGCTTGTAACAAATTATCTATCCGCATCTCCAATACCACAAAATCAGCCAGGTTCACTGGTACGCCACTGGTGCCGACCGGGGTTGGTACAGTAAGCACCTTTATGGCTGCCAGCAAGTCCTTCAGCAATCCATGCAGGTTTTCACCTGCAGCACTTATTTCCACTTTGTTGTTCACCTTTACTACTGTGTCTCCCTTGCTGCATTGTATGCCAGATGCATCCACCGTCAGCGTAACATTACCTCTCTTTATCTCTGCCTTGTCCACTTCTCCTGCTTTCAGTATTACCCATTGTCCACTCCCCTCAATCGCCCCTGTTACCACATAGCTGTTATCGGTAGGTACCAGCGTCATGCCTTCTTCTTCTCCCGGCACGGCGTTTATCAGCACATTATCAATAGGCTCTGTTTGCCCTAAAGGTTGTATGCCTACAGTGCCCAGAACTGCATCGTAGCTGCCCGGTACAACGGTGCCCCATATTATCTGCCATGGTTGCCGGGCCAGTTGCGCCATGCCGGCTCTTATCTTGTGTATATTTCCCGTCATCGTATCATCGTATTTTTCTACCCGGTGTTACCAATCTGCGGGCCCCATCCTTGCCAAACTGTACCACTACGTCTTCTACCGCATAGTCGCCCGCTATTATTATTTTCTGGTCGTCTATCAGCGTTATCACCATACCCGGCTGAACGTATGGCTCCAGAAAGGCCGTAAACTGACCTTGATATCCTTCATAATTTCCAGCCGCTATTTTCTCTTGTGCCAGCCGGGTCAGCTCCTTACTGCTGCCTACCTGTTGCAACACTACAACCGGTGTCTTGCCCGCTGTTGCCACGCCTGCCGAACCATGTATGTAGCCTTCGGCCTTATTTTTCAGTTTGGCATATTTTATAGTAGTACGTCCACTTCGTTTGTGTACTGCCAGCTTATGTTCATGTAGCATGTTGGCCCCCATCTTGTAGGTACTACTGCCGGCAGCGGGTAGCTGTCCGTTTGCCAGACACTCGTGTAGCAATCCACACCATAGCACATCGGGCTCCACAAAAAAGCAGGTTATGTTATTATCTGTTGCTTTCCTGATGGCTTCTATAACTTCCTGCCCACATTTCCCCTCGGTTCTTACGCCTACTATATGCATATCCACGTCGCACTGTACATGTATCCGGTAGCCATGTTCCAACCCACTTACGGCCAGTTGCATCAGTTTTTTCAACTCGGTTATTCCACCTACCGGGCCCGGAGCATTTCTTCGTAACAGCCAGCCATATCCCTCACACGCCACGGTCATTGGTGTGCCGGGCATTATCTGTTTCACAAACCCTATAAACTCTGTACGCAGCTCACCACCATACCCCAACCGTATAGTTACTGCATCGCCTTCGGCAAATTGGTTTGCAGCCACCACCAATTCTGCTTCTGCCCGGCCATTTTGCCATACGCGCGCCATAGCAGGTATTTTGATTGTGGCCAACTCTGAAAGCGAATGGATGCTTCTTTTTATTGTCACCTCATGCGCCCCCGAGAACCGGTAATCTCCTATCGTTATTTCGCTCTCCAATACCAGCATCATGTCAACTTTACAAGGTTAAAAGGGGCATCACTCACCAGCGTCAGCACATAGGGTTTCACATTTTTTATCCCCGTCACTGAGGGAAACTCCAACGACGTGATGACCACATTGTCACTACCGCCTCTGTCTGGCCGTACCAGAAAAATATCGGTCAGCGCACACCGCATCTCTACCGCTTTATTCAGTTCATATATGGTGCGCAGCCGGGTCATATCGTCCTCGGGAAACTCGTTGTCCCGTCCTACCATAAACCCCTTGATGTCTATTTCATAATCATGTCTGCCTATCAGTTCCTTCACCGTTCCATTCCGCCCGGGAATAACTGTTTCAACAATGTTCTTCTTGCTCTTGATCGCCACAACCGGATGGGGTAGTTGCCACGTAACCGACCGACCATTGCCCGCCCCACCGGCATCGTAGGCTATGGCTACAGGCAGGTAGTAGTGCTGCCCCAGCATACCGCTGGTGTATCTTGCGCTTTGCACATCGCTACCGCTGTTTACAGGGGCAAACTCCGGACTGAATGCGGTGGTTTTGTACCCAAACGTCCGCTCAAATAATTCTGGTAAATTGAAACTGATTGATGCCATGGTTTACTGGTTGTTGGTTGTGTCAAAAATTTCCAGCAATACCGCTTCTATCTCCTGCCGCATGCTGGCTGTACCGCCTTCGCGGTTATGCACATGCACGGTCATATGGGTTGGTGTAGCGTATTGCGTACGTTCTGCGCTCGTAGGGCTGGTGGGGTTTCCCGGCATAGATAGTGTGTCAGGGTTCTGTGGACTAACCATTTCACTTAGTCTGCCCATTTGCATAGTATCGGCATATGTCGCCTTGTCATTCATTACGTCTGGCAGCAGCGTATGCCACAGCACTGTGCTATTATGTTCTGTAATCGGAGCCAATGAGCCTGCAGGTAACGACAGACCGTGTGATACCACACTACTACCCCTGATGTTTGCCAGTGTATGCATGCTGTTGTGTGGTGCATCAGCTATTGTTGGCAGTAGTTTATCGGTCAATGCCCGGTGTATAGGTTCGACAAGTGCTGTGGTTACTAATGATAGGTAGTTTACCCTGTTGCCAGCCACTTCGCCACTTCGCTCTCCCGGCTGCATGGGTGTACCTTTTTCAGCAGACAGATAGGGAATGTCTTGTTGCGGCCTGATAATTTCCTCGTGATGGTCAAGAGACAGCGGGGCGGGCAAGATTGACCCTATCCAATCGGGCAAAGAAGCCCTTGTATTCGTACCGCTGAGCCTCTGTTGCTCTGGTAAAAACTGTTTCCCACCGTCAACTACGGCTCCGGCTATTTCAGGTGCAATATGCGTATGTAGCGGTACGGCTGCCGCTACGCTCATTTCCGGCAACTGTACGGGTATTGTAGGCAGATAAGGTATCGCCTTGGCGCGCCTTCCGCTCTGCTTGCCGGGGCCAGACATCAGTTGGGTTAGTGCTGGCCCCGGTTCCTGTAACAGGGGTAGTGTCACCAGTTGCAGCACCCTGTACAGGGGCATCATCAATTCGTACAGCATGGGTTTTCAGGGTTTATAGGGGCTTTCATCAAAAGAATAGGGGGTATAGTTTTCACGGGCTTACTGGCGGCTCCTACCGGTCAGGTATAGTAAATGAGCCACCTTTTGTGCAAATTCCCGGTCATTCAGGTGCCGGTGGTGTAGTCCGGGCAGGTAATATTCTATCATCGTTTCCAGATAGCCAACGGGGTCATGAGCCGGCCCTCCGCACAACCCCGTTACAAGTTTACCAGTGTCGCCCTCTTTCCATCCAGCTTCTCTTTCAGTATCTGGCAGGCACCCACAAACATCTGGTCATCGGCCAGTATGGCCTCACTACCACCTACCCACGTCAGGCTGGCCAGTTCTTCATACACATCCAGCATCCGCTCTTTGTCGGCCTTGCTCATGGCGCAGTTCAGTTCTGCCCTACCGGGGTTTTTGAAGTACGCTACATGCGTCCCGCAGGTTATAGCATATATGCCCTCTTTGTATTTTGCTTTCCAAGCGGCTATCTGTTCTTCACTGGCTTGGCAAGTCAGGGTTGTCTGTTCTGTTTTCATCTTGCGTCTTTCTGTTATAGTTCAAGTTACTCGGTTACCAGTTTCAGAAACACCATGGGTAGGGTTATGTCCATACTGGTGGCACCCTGTTCCCATCCTTTCTCAAACTCTTTTATCTCGGCTCCGGCCAGTACATCGGTTTGCAATGCCCTTGTACCCTTTGCTTTGTAGGTTACCACTATGTCAAATTGCAGATCCAGTATGTCGCTGCCACCTGCGGCAATCGCTGCCCGATTCATGTCATCCAGCGCACCCTTCAGTACTTTTATCTGGCCCTCATACGTTCGGTTACCGCTTTGTATACTCACGGGCTCGTCTCCGGCGGCATGTAGCAGCTTCTTCTCTTTGGCTGCCTTATACTTTAGTCCTCGTATTTTGGTAAGGGTGGCACCGGCTACCATCACGGTCATATCGGCCCACTCACAGTCCTTGCTGTCAAAAAATGCTATCGTTGGCATATTCTCTTTGGTTGTCTAAAAAGTTATCAGATCTCATTTGCGGGATTACTGAACCCCAGTTCTATCCGTATATCCGTAGCATAGCCCACCGGTATTATGCTGAGCACCACCTGCAGCCTGTTGGTGCTCAGTATGTTCTGATTGGGGTCTATATAACAGCGTATGCTGCTTATCTCGCGGTTGGCCGTCATGGTGTTGTTCACCAGATTGGTTATCTGCTGGCTCAGCCATTTACAGAATCCCGCATCCAGCGTGCCGTCTGTGTTTACCGGCACCTCATCGTCTACCACCTGTACAAATGTGGTGTAGGCCAGTATATGTGCCTTGTCTACCACACGCCCACGGGCCAGCATACAGTAGTCATCGGTAGTTGCCGCACACATGGGGTCGCCCGCCATGTAATATCCGCTGGTGTTGGCATAGGTAGTAAAAGTCATAAAACCCTTCTGCGCTATCACAGCCATATCGTCGCCCAATGCGCCCACTTGCTGGTCGCCCACATAAGCTTCTACATTGGTCAGTGCGCCGCTACGTACACGGCTTATCTTGCGTTGCACAGGCAGTGCCGCCGCTATGCCCAGCACAAGGCCCACACAGGCCGCCCGGCTCACCTGTGTATCGCCCACCAGTATGGCGGTACGGTTGTTACTGGTGCCCATGGTCATATCTGCCAGTTCGGCTGCTTCGGCACTGCAAGACGAGCCGCCTATTATGGCTCTGAATGGTTTGTGCCGTTCAAAGTAGGCCGCAGCGGTTACTGCCATTTTGGTGGCAGCTACATACACTTGCGCATTCAGCCCGTTGCTCACTACGGTAGGTGTTCCTGCGTCTTCTATCGCTTCATCATCACTTAGCAGCCCCACTATTCTTATTTTGCCTCCGGCAAAGCCCAGCAACTTGCGCACACCGTCTGCATTGCTGTTGTCAGCCATATCGGCAACCGTCATGGTGGGGGCCACCAGCATAACATAGAGTTGGGCACCGGGGCCTGCCTGGTCGTAGTATTCTTTTATTTGTCTCCTTGCAAACCGGTTATGTACATTGCTGATGCCAGCTGCATCGGCATCGGTGGCATTGGTCAGCAATATCGGGGTACCTACTACATAGCCCGGTTCCGTTACTCCGGTCATCATCAGCCCGGCTATGCCATCGCTCGTTTGCAGCGTACCGCCCAGTTGCCCGTTGGCAAGGGTTATATTTACACTTCCCATATGGTATCTTGTTTTTTGTTGTTATAGCGTATGTATCAGTTCATCCAGCATATCGTCCAGCGCATCATCATCGTCTATGTCAGTCATGCGGGCTTTTCTTTCTGCCTCTTCCGGTGTCAGGGTGGTCACACTGGTATCCTCCAGTGTAGCCGCATGCTGCCATGCTGTTTTGGCCTGCATAAATACCCGCTGGTCGCTGGTGAGGTATAGTAGCCGGGGTTCGTTGTTTTCAGGTTGATTCTTCATAGTGTTCAGGTATTCTTATGCTTGTTATACCATTTGTACATGATATTTGTGCAACAACACATGAGCCTTTGTGGCCTTAATATCGGCCGTAAATCTTTGTGTTTCTTTGTGTTACATCTTTGTGGCCTTTGTGGTGAAGAAACTTTTCTGTACCATATTCTGAAGTCAAATTGACATTACAGGTATCTGATGATGCCCTTCAGTGCCACTTCGTTCAGGCTTCTGGTGCGCCGCACCACAGCGTAGCCCTCCCGGCCTCCGGCGGCATTGCTATTGCCTTCTATGGTATGCAGTACTACCGGGTTGTCGGGCTTGCCGGTCCATACGGCCTTCTCTACTATGCCGGTATGCCCCGCACCCTTGCCCAACAGCAGCACAAACTGGTCTCCCGGTAGTATGGGCATTTGCTCCTTCAACAGGGTTTCTTTTGTTATCCTTATGGCGGTCTTCTGTTGGTGGCTACCCGTTCGGTTCCAGCAGTCATATACACCTGCGGTCTTTACCATAGGGTTGGCTACAGCATTCCGTTTGGCCGCCATTCCATAGCACCAGTATACAAATGCCTGACACCATGCATAGCCCGGCCGTAGGCCCACCGCTTTCAAGTATTCATCTACCATAGGTCCCTTGTTACTGCCCCTCGGGCTTTCTTCCTGGCCTATCTGGCTTTGTGCCGTTACCAGTGCCGCAGCAGCAAGGGCACTGCTGCGCACCGGTGTTGGCACACCTCTTTGTGTAGGGTTCATAGTGTTGCTTATGCTTTTGTCAGGGCATATTTTGCCTGCGTATACAGGTCATAGAGGTTTTGTTTCAGCCGTTTGCCGTCCAGCTCACCAGTCAGCAGGCTGGCCAGTTTTTGCAGTAGTGCATCTCTTTTTTCGGGCGGGCATTGCCGCAGCTTGGTGGCAAAACAGCGTATCACGTCTTCGGCACTGCCGGCACCGGCACATTGTTCGGCCGTCATCAGGGCGCGGGTGGCATGGCCCAGTGCGGTTAATAGCTGCTGGCGCAGCAGGTCATCGGCAGTACCGGGTATCAGGGCCGTCACAATGTCGGCCACCGGCGACTCTAATGCCTTCTGAAGCAAACCCGTTATCATCAGGGCTGTTTCGGCATGGGTATCTACATACTCATCAAATCGTTTCAGCAACCGTTTCACACGGTGGCGCATTTTGTTACATATCATAGTAGGGCTTTTTTTAAGGGGGTGGGGTGGGTTTTATTGTTTCCTCTGTTCCAGTGCGTGCAGTCTGGCAGCATGCTCGTTCAGGTGGCGGTATATCAGTGCTTCCATGTCCTTCAGCCCCTGTATTTGTTGCCCCTGTACAGTGGTTTGCTGCGTCAGTTGTTTCAGTTCGGTTACTATATCATCCAGCCGTTTTATCACTTGGCCGGTTATGGTCTTCACTATGCAGCCCAGCACCGTGGCCATCATGCCGGCCACGCACACCAGCAGCCATAGCTTTATCTCTGTCACCATATTCTATCTGCTTTCCGATGGTTATGCAGCCTGTTGCACTATGGCCACAATGCCCTTTGCATCGTTTCTGCGCTTACGGCCGCCCATGCGCACACAGGCACTGTACACATCGCCATAGAAGGTGGGGTCGCCCACACGCTCAAAGAATTTTATTTGCCCCAGCGCACGCTCTACTGCCGTTACGTGCCAGCACAATACTGCATCGTTATCGGTAGCCTCTGCATCTGCATCTTCAGGCCTCACCTCTGGTAGCGGGTCGTTGTTGTACGTCACCACCGTACCGCGCATCATAATGTTGAAACCAAACAAACGCCCCACTATACCATTCTGCACATCGTAGGCAGCACTAAAGTCCCGGTACTGGGTAGCTGTCATATCATCGGTCAGTTGCTGAAACATATCGGCACTCAGCAAGGCATACCGGCCTTCCATGGGTATGTTCTGCTTGTTCAGTTGCAATTGTGCATGCTTCAAATCGTTTACCGTCAGTTTCTTACGGTTGCCTGTCGTGTCTTCAAGGTGCGATGCCACATCGGCACCACTCGTGCGCAGCACCAGCCCGGTGGCGGCATTGGGGCTCCACGTTACCAGCAGGTTATTGGCCAGTGCTTCCCTCAGCGATAGCTCGTGCTCTGCCAGTATACTTTCGCGTTTGTTGTAGCTCAGCTCATAGTTTTCGGCATCGGGTATCAGTATCGGGTTGGTAGAGAATTCATCCAGCGAGTACGTCACATCCGTATCACCCCTCAGCACCACCGTTGCAGGTACTGCGCTTCGGTTCTTTACCACAGTTGCCACGGCACCGGCTTGTGGTATATGCACTACCTTGCCCTGTAGCACATACTGGCCTGCATCGGTCGATGCCAGCAAAAATTCATTGTTTTTAAAAAGGTTGCCCGCTATATGGTCTTGCCATATTTCTTTCTGTAGTCCCATGGTTTGATGGTTGGTTGTTTATGGTAAAAATTGAATTGTGTATTTTTTCGTTGGTTGGCGGTTGCGCAATATTCGGGTTTGAATACAAACAGGTAGCCGCCTTATACCGACAAGATATTGGCGCAATCAAAGCACGGCCATTGTGGCCTCAAGCCAACAGTAGATTTTTGTGCTTATGTGTTACACCTTTCTTTTTCCGCTTGAAGAAGATCCCGTTCTTCGAAGAGTGTAATGTCAGGTCGCTATTACTTTGTATGCGCTGTGTTATGCAGCAAACTTCTTATCAAACAACGCCTTGTACCGCTCTGGCTCATTGGCTTTCAATGCGGTTAGTTTTTTGCCGGTAGGGTCTTTTCTTTCGTAGTCGTCCCACTCCCAGTTTGCTTCGCCATTATCGGCAGGGGTGGCTTTTAGTTGGTCGGCTATAGAGCGGTAGGCCGGCATGGCGGCAAGCAGTTGCTTCAGGCCGGCTGCATTCTCCCGGTAGTCGTCCTTCAGTTGCGTGTACAGTTCCTTAGTTATCTTTTTGTCTTCCAGTGCGCGGTCCAGCAGGGCATCTATTTCCAACACATTGCGGTGTTGGCGATTGGTTTCCAGTTCCTGTTTCAGACTATTTCTTTCCTCCAGCAGCACGGTCTTTTCAGCCTCCAGCGCGCCGTTTTTGCTCATCAAGTCTTGCACCGCATTAGCTATCGCATCGGCCCCGGCATCGCCGCTCAGTTGCAACAGGGCGTGCAGTCGGGTATCTGCTCCGGGTAGTAATCCTTTTTTGTCGTCGCGCTTTATCCACGACAGATTGATGGGGTTTTCTTCCGAATCATACAACGCCGTCAGTGCGTTACAGTTACCGGGTATATCCACAAGGCTGCACTCTTTGTTGTACCACCGGGTTATGGTGGGGCCGGTTTGGCCGGGCAGCATCAGGGCTTTATCCATACTGTACTCCAGTACCACTATATGCCCCACCGATGCCGCATTCAGAAACCCGTTCTCTACCTCGCTCCACGTTTGCTGGCCCCGGCTGTTGGCCATGTTTATCACAGGCACTCCCGTTATCTGGTCGCCCTCGGTTTTCAGCTCTTCCCATCGTAGCACTACGCCATCCTCGCGGCGGTGCATGTAGTACCCTATGGGGTTCTTTGTGTACTGCTCCATTTCGTACCCGCTGGTCAGCAATCTGAATCCATATTCATTCACGCTGCTGTCCGACAATACAAAACGCCGGTCTGCTTTTTTTAGTTGTTCACTCAT